GTTTTCCCATAGGGCAGCGGGCTCACGACCGGGCTGGTAAACAGGCGTACTGGGAGAACCTGGGAGGTCCTCTTGCAACCCTGGACTGCCGGAGCGGTAGGCAGAAAATGCTTTGCTCGGCCCCGCAACGGTACTTCTCGACTGAGGCACAATCTCTTGCGAGGTATTTGATCCATCGTTACGAGTAAAATAAAATAACTTGCCGCCTGTTGCTTGAGTGCCCCGATTCGATTGAATCTTAACCGTAGCCCGTACCCAATAATCATGCGCAACAATCTGCCCAGAGAAGTCCTCCGTGGCAATAAAGGCGGGGTTTGCATAGAAATCAACTCCGTGGTTTGCCATTTCGTTGGGATCAGATGAATCAAAAATACGCAGATTTAGGTTGCCACCATCGGCAGGATCATCTGCGCCACGCCCATTATCCTCGCCGCGAATTGCGCTAAACGGTCGCCACCACTCAGGGGTGTCGGTGCTGTCTGCTTTGCGCAAAGTCTCAAGACACGCTCCACCTGAGATACTATCGGCTTGCTGCCAATACGTCCGTCCTGGGCGGGCAGTGTCGCCAGGGTCATTGCCCGTTCCATTCACCCACCGGAAGTTGTCTACCTCAGCCTCAAACTCAAAATTGTGATGCCAAACCACACCAGGACCAGCAATTACGCCCGCCCAATCCGCCTCTGCATCACCAGAGGGTTGTACGTCTTGATGCCCTACCCAAGGGCCTAATAGTGGCACATCAACTTCCTCTACTTGGCGGTCTTGCCAGTCCCTACTACTGATAACGACTTAAAACGCAAATAAGCAAATAATTAAGTTTCTGTTGCTAGGCACTTTCGGCCCCCGTAGGGACTGGCAGACCATTATTCCTCTATGAATTTAATCACTCGACCATCGCCAAGGTCGGCCTCTGAAATCTTGCCAGCTTGGTTACGCTGAATTTTTACCGTTTCAATGGTATTGCCATCCTTGTTCTTGAACGGCACTACGTTATCCGCCTTCGTTCCATCAGTGTTGATGTTAATATCGACACCTTGGGCGGGCGGGCTGGGTTTGGTTGCTTCCGTGGAGCGGTCGCTCATGCTCATTACAACCCTGGCTTCGGCTTCCTCACGCATCAACCTAATCTTTTCTTCCCGCTCGCGGCGTTCCATTTCTAACCTGGCATTCTCGCGGACAATCTCAGCTTCTAGTTCACGATCTTTTCGGGCAATCTCAGCTTGCGACTCCTGCTGCTTCAAGGCAATCAAGGCAGCCTTTTCTTGCTGTGCCAGTTGGGCCTTTTGCTGTTCCATCTGGAGTTTGGCTTGCTCGGCTTGTGCCGCAGCCTGTTGGGCTGGATCGGGCTGGCCTTGGGTTTGGGAGAAGGCATCCATGAACTCTTTGAGTTCGTCTTCAATATCGCGGGCAATGCCAAACTTGCGAGTCAGCCAAAGCAAGATACCACCCAAAGGTTTGGCGGCAGCGGGTTGAGCAGCAATGATGGGCGCGGCTTGCTGCAAGAACCCAGACATAGCAGCCAAGTATTCACTAGCGGCTTGCTTATCGGCAGCGTCGTCAGGCGCAATGGTGGAGTCGGTTTCAACGTCAATGGAGAACGACCGTAGCTTATCGTCCTGTAACGCCCGCATGATTTCTTCGTTAACCGGCTCGGCAGTCATGCGCGTTAGCGTTTCAGGCGAGAATTGCTCGGCAACAATCTCGGCCTGCAATCGCAATATGTCCCTGAAGAACCGTTGTACGGCTTGCTGCTTCGGCAATAGCCTGCGTGAAGCAAACGTAGCCTTTAACTGCTGGGCGCCTTTAGTTTCTCTCGGATCGGTTGCGCCACGTTGAATGTCACTAATGCCGGTGAGTTCAAAGATGCCTTGAACTAAGTCGGCACGGTGGACGATCAAACGCTGCCATACGTCCGCAATGTCCTTGATGGGCACCCACTCAATCATGCCTTTCAAGCCGCCACGCTCGGTAATCATGGCCCAGTCTTTGACCGGGACAAGCGTGTTATCGGCTTGCTTGAACATATTGGGTATATCCGCCGCATCCCCCGGATACAATCCCACCGCCTTCATGGCTCGCGCTAGGCGCGTAATACGGTCGGATATGATGTTGAGTTCTTCGGCTTGGGATTGGTAGAGACAGTATTCCGGTATCGGAATCATCTTGTCCGGGGTTTCAACAATGTTGACAGGTTCCGGGCAAGGGAAGAAGTTACGCAACCCTAGCGGGTCGTCTTCCTGCATTAGCAATTTGTCGTAACCTTCGACCACCGCCACGACTTGCTTGGCTTCCTTATCCCAGATTTCCCAGACTTGGGCGCGTTTGATTTCCCGCATATCGGCGTTTTCGTCTTCGCCTTCCTCGCGGTGGTCAACATGGGTTAAGGGTACATTGCGATGTTTTTCGCCAAACTGCTCAACGATTTCATCAATCGTCAGGAAGTTGTCACCGAAGGCAACCCACCATACATCGTCCCAACAGTTGACCGGAGACATACGGAACTTGTCCCAGGGAACGTGGTAGGTACGGACTTCCTCCGAAGTCTTTAGATCAAACTTCTCTTTGAAAATAAAGCCGACTTCAGGCTCGGCTTCAAACTCGACGCCTTCGGGTACTTCGTCAATACTGCCGACAACCGCTTCGCGCTCGCTCTCAACCAGTTCAGGGTGATACTTAACCCTGGCCACCATCCGACCTGGAAGTAAGTAATCCAGAATCAGTTTTTCGGCTACCCGGTCGAAGTCATAAGCGCCTCCCGTATCCAGCGAATACTCCAAAGCCCGTTGAAGAATTGTGGACATAGCTTTGCCCAACGGGTCTTCGTGCCGGTAACGGCGTCTGACAACGGGTTTAGGGGTAGACGAATACAGCGCGGGGCGCTGAGTCTGTGTGTTAGACCATAAGATGTTGAACTTAGCGTTCACCACCTGGCCAGCAACTTCTTCGTCCCTGAAAACGTCAACCACTTTCTGGGCGCGAAGCCGCCACTTCTTTTCGACCTTCGCCGCTTGACGAAGCTCCGTCAGGTAGAACCTGGCGTCCTTGACTGTCGGCATTCCATTGCCTTCCTCAAACATTCCCTGTGAAGCCAATGATGGACCCCTTGCGCTACAGAGTAGGGGTGAACATCAATCCCAGGGCGGCCAAGTACATGGCAGCGTTGACATTCTACACTATCAAATCCACCTGTGACCTTCCTCCCTTGTCGGCTCCGTGAGGTCACTGAATCGTATTGGGCTTAGTAGTGGCCGGGCTTTCTTCGGGGCTGTTCGCTTCATGGCTCTTGCCATACACATATAGCGGGCCTCGTCGGCTACGTGATCCTCGCCCCCCTTGTGAATATCGTTTGGGTCAATATCGTCTGCCATCATGGCCGGAACGGTGCGAATAAAGGCTTCACAACCCTCCGTGACGAATAGCATACCGGCTTTCATGCGTCGGTACATTTCCTGCCAGCCAGCCACCCGCTGGTTGTCGCCCTTGAATATCTTGACCCCGTTGACAATCATTTGCTCGGCTGGCGAAGGCCCCATATCCGCTCGCCACATGGTAGGGTCGCCAGGGCCGGGTAACGCCTTCCCGCGCAACCGGGCAACTTCTGAGGCCACATCACCAGGGCTGCGCCTAAGCCCTTCATTGGCCTTCTTGGAGCCATACCACTCCCAAATGCGGATCAAGGCCCCTTCGGGATAGGTGACTTCCTCTCCATGCTTGTTTAGCACGGCTGTTCCGTCGCTCACCGTCCATTCACCAATGGAAAACGGCGTAGCGAAGCCCCAGTCCACCGAGCGGTACTTGGGCCAATAGTCAGGCAACTGGAACGGCGGGATCACCATTTCGGACGACCAACAGTCAAAGAAGGCCCCTGGCACCACCGACCAGTCACCATCACGTAGTTGCTGGGCTTGCCATTCAGGCATTTCCGAGAACTGGGAAGCGTAATTAGCATCCAGGTAGCTGTTATCGGACATAAAGGCCGGAATGAATACCGTGGAAATCCCTGATTCAGCGTCAGCAAATACCTGTTCCGGGGGTGCGGGATCAATGAACATACCCTTCAGGTAATGGTGGGATGGTCCGCCAGGGTTTCCCGTAAACACCAGTCTCGGCAACCGTTTCCTGGCCGTTTCCTCGGCGGGCCTCCACTGGCCCAACCTAAGCCGGGACTTCATGTAAATCAGGTGGGACGGCTGCAACAAGGTGGCTTCGTCAATCCCCAGCCAATGGCATTCTGCCCCCTGGAAGTCGTTGAGGTCGCGGTCATACTGGCAATGCCGGAAGAACATCACCGAACCATTCTTCCAGTCTAGGCGTTTCTTGGTTTCGTTGAACCGGCCTAGCTGTTCGGGTATCTCATGGCGGACTTCAATCAGGTGGTTGGTTTCAAGCTGGGGAAGGGTTTGGCGGACTAGAAAGGCTTTGCAGCCAGGATTACGCATGCAGAACTCGTAGCCATCCCAGCGCAAGGCATAGCTCTTACCGCCGCCAGCAGCGCCCCCATAAAGGATTTGCCGGGCTTCCGTGGCGTGCAATAGCCTTTGGCGTTCCTGGGGAACGTAAGGCAACTCAATCCGCACGGCTTACTTCTTCTTTTTTGTCTTCTTCTTAGCCTGCTTCGGCTCGGGAGTTTCGGAAGGCTTGGATGCCAACCGTCTGTTAGCCCCTCTACCAACATATTGCTCAGCCATTTTTAGCTTTCCTTGCTTTGAAGAATATAGCTTAACAGACCATGGACGGTGATAAGGATATAGCTTAACAGGCCATGGACGGTGATCGGGCAAGGCACACAGAATCCTTTTGCCCCACCATTTTGCGTCCTCTTCAGTGCTGGTATAAATCCAGCGACCCCCTTGCTCAACAATCCCACCAGAAATCCGTTCCGCTAAAATACATAGAGACCCCACCGTGCGGACTCGACGTAGAGGAACGGGCTTTCTTGCTGAACTCACGGCTCCCATCGCAACACTTCTATGCCCAGGTCCAATTTCGGGCACAACATTGTCTTTTGGGGAAGTTCCGCCTCTTTATGCCGAGGACCAAAAAACCCACCTACCTGCCAGCAATAACCTTCAATATAGTGCAGGGCCAAAACAGTAAAGGGCCTATCCATACCAGGTCCTTACCATCATTGCGGACGCCTCAACACGAACCCCATCTTGATACCACCACCCAGGCTGCCAACACCCAATGCCTTGGTTAGACGCCAATAGATAAATCATAAAATGAAATTCTCATCACTCACGGCTCCCATCTAACATCCTACACGAATAACCCGGCATCCGACCCCCACCAGGGTAGTGCCACCAACCCAGTTGCCAAACACCGTCGTCCACGGCACGCCAAGCCAAAACATAGATGTTCATTGCTGATCCAGCCTCACCACTACTGACCCAGTGCCCAGCCGACTACCATCACTAAGAAACCACCAACCCGGTTGCCAACAAGCGGAATCAAACCGCGAAGCCAAGATGTAGATGTTCATCGAACCAACCTAACAAAAGCACGCCACTTCTCAGCCTCTACCCGCTCCAAC